GTACTATAAGGTGCGAGAAAACAACAAGGATATTCTGCACTACTGCAAATTTTGCAACGATGTACTGTTGTATTCCTCGGAAAATGATAGCGCTTATTCCGCTGGTTGGTATACCCACGGCAACTACCCGTTTGTTTTAGACCCCTTGTTTGACGACAAGGGAACTCCGTGCGGCTTTGGGTATATAGATATAATGAGGGATGCACAAAAGCAGATAGATATACTTAACGACAACTTGATAAAATACTCTAAGATAGCCACAACGCCGAGATATTTTATATCAGCCACAGGAAATATCAACGAAGAAGAATTTGCTAACTTAGATAACGCTTTCATACACATCAACGGTATGTCGCAAATAGGCGACAATATAAAGCCTGTTGAGATTCCAACGCTCCCGGCAATATACGAAGCTATACTAAATAACAAAATAAACGAACTTAAGGAAACAAGTGGTAACCGTGATTTTTCTCAAGGTTCTACCGCTTCCGGTGTAACTGCGGCAAGCGCGATAGCCGCGTTACAAGAGGCTGGGAGCAAGCTGTCAAGGGATATGATTAAGGGGTCATATAACGCCTATAAAAAAATAATTAATATTTCGATAGAGCTTATAAGGCAGTTCTATACTCACCAACGCACTTTTAGGGTTATTGGGCACGATGGTTCGGAGCAATTTAAGGTGTTTGACAATTCTATGATCAAGCCGCAAAATGAGGGCGAGGTTTTCGGTGTTGCGCTGGGCGACAGAACGCCAATATTTGATATAGATGTCAAGGTACAAAAATCAAGTCCGTACAGCAGGCAAGCCATAAATAACTTAGCTATACAGTTTTATCAATTAGGTATGTTCCAACCGCAAAATGCTTCTGTTGCGCTTGCTACGCTGTCAATTATGGATTTTGACGGCAAAGACGCGTTAATAGAAACGATAAAACAGAACGGAACGCTATACGACCAATTAATGCAAGCTCGAAGCACTGGCGGAAAAATGGCGCAAATAATAGATGCCGAACACGGAACGAACATATCAGAGCAAATGTCAAGCGAACAGTTGTCGCCCAAACAACGAGTTAAAACCATACCCCAAGAAAAAGATGACATTATAACGCAAGCAAAATTGAGAGCAGCCGAAAGGACGCAACCACGATGATAGATATAACGATGTATATTGACAACAATAATTTTGAGCTAAGCGTTGAGGGACACGCGGAATATGCGGAAATAGGCAAAGACATTGTTTGCGCCGGTATATCCGCTATAACAAGCGGAGTTATAAAGGCTTTAGAGCGCAGCAATGCAGATATAGAAATATCAGAGGGTAACGCACACATACAGCTTTTGTATAGCGATAGTATGTACGATTATGTGCGCGGTATATACGATGTTGCGGACGGCGGATATACAATGATAGCCGAAAACTACCCCGAATATGCGGACTATAACCCATTAGGGTGATAGGAATATAAGACACGCCGGAAAGACGGTGAAGGAGTTAATATGCAAAGATTTTTCAATCTCGGTTTGCAGGTGTTTGCTGACGGAGAGGGCGCACCCGAAGCGGGAAAAACGGCTGAAGTCAACAGCGAGGCACAGACAGCCGATGTGTCAGAAACAAAAAAAGAAGAAACGGTAGAGACTGAACCGGTTGATGTAGAAGCGGAATTTGAAAAGCTTATAAAAGGCAAATACAAAGACGCTTTTACAAAAAGAACACAGTCGATAATTGATAAAAGATTTAAGGAAGCGAAACAGCTTGAAGCGAAGTTTGAAAAAGTTTCTCCACTTCTAAAAGAGTTGTCTGCTAGGTATGGGAAAGACGCCGAAGATTATGACGGTCTCACTAAAGCCTTTTTAACAGACGATGCGTATATAGAACACAGAGCGCTCGAAGAAGGCAAAGACCCCGACCAATTAAGGCGAGAACTTCTAACAGAATCCGAAAGACGAGCAGAACGAGAGGAATTGCAGCGGTTGCGTGACGAAAGAGAGAACGCACGACAAGAAGAAGAGCGCAAAGCAAAATTCGTGGCGTGGTACGATGAAGCACAAGCACTAAAAGGTGTTTTTTCGTCTTTAGACTTTAAGGCTGAAATGTCAAACCCTCAATTCATAACTTTGTTGGAGTCGCTCACCAACAGCGGTTTTGCAAAACCATTTGAACAGGCGTATCGCACTTTTCATATGGACGAGATAGTGACGACCGTTGCCGCAACAGCGGCGCAAAAGGTAGCAAATTCGGCTGCCACCAACACTAAAAGACCGCAAGAAAACGGTAATTCTGACAGCGTGGCAAGCGTTTCAAAAATTGATGTCAATTCACTCTCCGAAAAACAAGTAAAAGAGCTGCTTAAACGAGTTGAAAGCGGCGAAAGAATTACCTTTTAATAAAAAACAGGAGTGAATCAATAATGAAAGAAATCTACAAGCTTAATCTTCAAATGTTTGCAGCCGGAACACTAATAAACAAGACTACTTCAACCGATAGCGGAAATAGTCTTACGGCTGAAATGAAAACCTTTTATGACAAAACCCTTATAACCCTTGCTTCTCCTCATTTGGTACACGACCAATTCGGGCAGAAGAGAGATATACCCAAGAACGGCGGTAAAACAATAGAGTTTAGACAGTTTTCCGCTCTTCCGAAAGCAACGACCGCAATAACAGAGGGTGTAACGCCCACAGGAAACAAACTGAATGTATCAAACACAACCGCAACGGTATTACAGTACGGAGATTATATTGAACAGACCGATTTACTCGAACTTACCGCTATTGATAATACGATTGTTGAGGCAACAAGACAGCTTGCTACACAGGCTGGTCTTACACTCGACACTATTGTTAGGAATGAAATTATTGGCGGCTCTGTTGTACAGTATTGCCCGACGCTATCCGGTACAACTTATTCAGCTGTATCGGCAAGATACGGTCTTGACGCTACAGCCAAATTGAGAGTACAAGATGTATTTAAGGCAGCAGCAACACTTAAGGCTAATAACGCGCCGAAGATAGACGGGTATTATGTCGCTATAATACACCCCTATGTTGCCTATGATTTAATGCAGGAAGCGGGAACACAGTGGGTTGAGGTACAGAAGTACGCAAGCCCAGAAAATATGCTCAAGGGCGAACTTGGCTGCCTTGGAGGCATTCGCTTTGTAGAGTCAACGGAAGCCAAAATATTCAAGTCCGCAAATCTTATTGCCAATGCGGATAAACTTACTGTTGCCGCTACACTTAGCGCCCCAGGAAAAACAATAACCGTTGATGAAACAATAACCGCAGCCGAGGCAACCGCGCTCGCAGGAAGAAAGATAATTCTTGAGGGTGTACAGTATACAGTTAAATCGGCGGCAGTCGCATCCGGCGAAAACAAAGCCAGTATTACTGTTGCGGACACTGACCCAAATATTTCGACTGCCCACGGAGCAAAGGACAAAATTATATATGCGGGTGAAGCCGGAGCGGCTAACGTCGCGGTTTTTGCCACTCTTGTGCTGGGTGCTGACGCTTACGGCACAACCTCAATCGCCGGCGGCGGAATAGAGCACATCGTAAAACAGGTTGGGTACGGCGACGACCCGCTCAATCAGAGAAGCTCGATAGGCTGGAAGGCTCTCAAGGTAGCAAAAAGGCTTGTTGAGGAATATATGGTCAGAATTGAAAGCGGTTCATCGTTTTCTTCAACCGCTACAGCTAACTAATTAAAGGAGGTATACCCTTATGGCTAAAAAGGAAGAGTTTGTTGACAGAAGCAACGAATTAGTTGATTACTTTTATCCGAGGAGGGACAGAACACACACACAGCAATTTGTTTCCGTCAACGGAGAAAACGCTCTTATACAAACGGGCGTTCCGATTAAGATTAAGCGCAAGTTTGCGGAAGTTCTTGACAACTCTTTAGCAATGGAAAAATTTGCTGACGAGTACATAGACACAAACGCGAATTAAGCGGAATTCGGGGGCGGTGTCCAAAGCGGTATCGCCCCTTTTACGGGGGATAAGATGAAAGTATTAGAAGCAATCGAAATCGCTGACGATATAGTCAGAAACACGGTATCTGAAGATAGAAAAATTAAATGGTTAAAAGCACTTGACGGCAAGGTATATCTTGATGTTTTTGCTACACACGATAATATTACGCTAACTGATAACAGTTGGACTAAACATATACTGGGCGATACGCTAACAGACACTATGGGCGACCTGATAATTGAATTTCCTTATGATGAACTATACATAAATTATTTGCTGTCCAAAATTTACATAGAAGTCAACGAGGTAGAGAGAGCGAACAACGCTATGTTGTTATTTAACGATGAATATAAAGAATACAAAAATTATATAAACAGAACATTTGTTCCAAAACAAAACAACGCAATAGGGTGATGAAATGAAATTATCGCAACCCTACACAAACGAGTTTACTATAGAAAAATTTTACGGGTATAACCATAACCTCCGTGTTGGGTACGGGGGATTTTACGATATGCAAAACCTAACATCCTCATACTTCCCTATGCTGTCAACCCGTCACAAAAGGGCTGATTTCAGCGTATCGGGCAAAGTAGAGGGGTTATTTTCAAAAGAAAAAATAGCCTATATAAACAACAACACGCTGTATTACGGCGGTACAGCCGTTGCCGGTATGTCTTTTCCTGATTTACAAACAGAGAGAAAGCTTGTTTCTATGGGAGCATACTTGTTAATATTTCCAGACAAAAAGTATCTTAATACAGACAATACTAGCATCTTCGGAGATATTGAAGCCACTTTCACGACCGCAGGAGAAGTTACTTACACTCTTTCCGACGTAAACGGCACGGCTTACACTTATTTAACAACAAAGCCCGAGGTACCCGAAGACGGCGACTATTGGCTTGACGGGTCCACACTTAAGAAATAGTCCGAGTATTCCT